AGCCAGCGTAGACGGCGAGTTGTATGATCCTAAGCGTTGGGGTCAACATTTTAAACCAGCAGGTGTAAACCTTGGCAACTTGAGTGTAGCGTCAGATGTAGATGCCGCAGAAACAAGTTTCAAAGCACCGGCTCCGGTAGCTCGTCCTACGCCTGTACAGGCAGCAAAGCCAGCAGTAGTTGATGATGAAGATGACGCACCTTTTGAAGTTGCTGAAGAAGCGGCCGCTCCAGAAGGCAAAAAGAATGTCAATGACATTCTTGCGATGATTCGTAATCGTCAACAAAAGTAAACACGGCTTGGGCCTCTGCAATTTATTGTACGCCCAGGTTCTCTATGCTTAAAAAGCGTTTATTAACTAATAAAGATAATATGACACTACCAGACGAAAGATATCGAGCTGTAGCATCTGCTAGAGAATTGCTAATTGAAATAGCAAGCTCTAGTGGCAGATGGAAGCGTGTTCCAAAAGAACTGCGACTATATTGTATGCATGCCTTGCGACATTATCCTAGTCAGTATGATATGAAGGCAGCGGCTAGACAAGCACCTGATGTGTTCCAAGAAAAAATTGAACCATTGACAAGAATGATTATGGTATACGATCAAGAACAAACGGAAGAAAAGGAAAAATAATATGACAAAACCATTTGACGTAAGTAAATTTAGAAAAGAAATCACTAAGAGTATTGAAGGTCTTAGTATTGGTTTTAATGATCCTACAGATTGGATCAGTACAGGTAACTACACACTAAACTATTTGATTAGTGGAGACTTTTTCAAAGGCGTGCCTATGGGTAAAGTTACTGTATTTGCCGGTGAATCCGGTGCAGGTAAAAGTTATATCTGCTCGGGTAACTTAGTTCGTCATGCACAAGAGCAAGGCATTTATGTTGTGCTTATTGACACGGAGAACGCATTAGACGAAGCGTGGCTTCACGCACTTGGCGTAGATACTGGCGAAGATAAGTTGCTCAAACTTAACATGGCTATGATTGATGACGTAGCAATGACTATTACAAAATTTGTTGCAGATTACAAAGCGATGGCAGAAGATGCTAGACCTAAAGTATTATTTGTAGTGGACTCATTAGGTATGTTACTAACACCCACAGACGTTAATCAGTTCCAAGCAGGTGATATGAAAGGTGACATGGGTCGTAAGCCTAAGGCACTTACATCACTAGTTCGTAATACAGTTAATATGTTTGGTAACTTAAACATTGGTATGGTATGTACTAATCACACTTATGCAAGTCAAGACATGTTTGATCCAGATGATAAAATCAGTGGCGGCCAAGGATTCATTTATGCCAGCTCTATTGTTGTTGCTATGCGTAAGTTGAAGTTAAAAGAAGATGAAGATGGCAACAAGACTGGTAGCCAAGTAATGGGTATTCGTGCTAGTTGTAAAATTATGAAAACTCGTTATTCTAAACCATTCGAATCAGTTCATGTTAAGATTCCTTATGCAACAGGTATGAGTCCTTATAGTGGCTTGTTTGACATGTTGGAAGAAAAAGGCAGTTTGAAGCGTGAAGGTAACAGCTATTCTTACGTAACTAAAGATGGTGAAATCCTTAAGGCCATGCGTAAAGGCTGGAACAATGAAATGTTGGACAAAGCAATGGCAGATATCATGCTTAGAGATTTGACCGCAGGAGTAAATACATCAGAAACAACACCAGTGGAGGATATTGAAGATGCTGTATGATGAACAAGTTAATTTGATTGTAGATGTTTGGGCAACGGTCAAAACTTATATTGACAAGAAAGAACGCTATGATGCCGCTAGTGCATTGTTGCGTAGTTTAGAAAATCACTATGAAATGGATAGTGTCGCAGAAGAACTTCTTGGCAATGACGCTACATTGGATGCTGTAATTAAAGATTTGTATACTGCCGACGACATTGTAGATGACGAAGACAACTACGAAGAAGATAATTACGACTTTGACAACGACGAATGAGCGATTGGTATAGACGTGTTACTGGTAACTTAGGCGAGTTACCAGGCTCGATAGCCTACTATGAATCTGAATTACAAGATGCTAGAATAGAAACTAGTATTAAAGGTAACTTAGAATCTAACTCCAGACTTATGCCTGGAATAGTAGAACACAGATTTAACCAATTACAAGAAGTCGAAGCTATACTAGAATTCCTAAACATTCAACTTAGAAAAAAACGAAGTGAGATGTTTAGGAAGTATACCGAAAACTACAATAGAACTCTCAGTGATCGTAGTGCAGACAAGTATGTGGACGGCGACGACGAAGTAGTTGAATGGCAAATTCTTGTTAATGAGTTTGCTATGATCCGTAACAAATACTTGGGCATAATGAAAGCCATTGACACCAAGCAATGGCAAATAACGAACATTGTCAAACTACGTGTAGCGGGTATGGACGATACAACTTTGGGTTAATTGACACAAAATCCTTTTTGCAGTATAATACGTTATCAACAGTAAAAAGGACACCAAAATGGAACTAGCAATCGGAACTAAAATTGTGTATACAAGTGCCGCAGGTACCCGTAATGCAGAAGTAGTTGGTATCAAAATTACCCCTACAGCAAAGCCAGGATTTCTTAATACTTTTGTTACACTTTTTGTACCCGCACAAAACGGTGCTAAATTTGATACTCATACTACAATTTGCGCTGATAATTCCAGCTTAAAAATGTTTAAAGTAGCAATCGTTTAATTGACACAAATTGGTATCAGTGTTATAATACATACATAGCAACAAAACACAGGAGTTTTACAATGGCTAATGTAACTATTTTTGCAGGCGAGTATCGCGGCACTAAAGTTAAAAATGAAACATTCCGTTTGGTCTCAGATGTTAAGTCTGGTGCCAAAGGTATGTATGTAACAGTTCAAGATAATGGTACACTTGGCTACAAAGGCAAGAGTGTTCGTATTAAAATTAAAAGCATGGAGGATATCACAGTGAGTGGTCAAAATATTGCTGACATGTCAGACAGTCAGCGTCGCAAGGCAAACAAAGATGACAATGTGTTTTCATTAATGGTTACTAAAGAACCAGAAGTGTACACAGAAACAGATGAGCAGGCAATTGAGCGTATCCGTGAACGCTTTGATATTCTAGATCAAATGGCAGAAGGTACCACAACAGGTGCAGTTCGTGCAATGATTGTCAGTGGCCCTCCAGGCGTAGGTAAATCTTTTGGTGTTGAGAAGGTCTTAGAGCAAGCAAGTTTGTTTGACAAAATGGCTAGCCGTAAGAACCGTTTTGAAGTTGTTAAAGGTGCAATGTCAGCACTAGGTTTGTATGCTAAACTTTACAAGTTCTCAGATGAAGGCAATGTATTAGTGTTTGACGACTGTGACAGCATCTTGCTTGACGACTTGTCGTTAAACATTTTGAAAGCCGCATTAGACAGTTCTAAGAAACGTTTTATCTCTTGGAACACAGACAGCAGTATGTTAGGCCGTGAAGGCATTCCGGATCGTTTTGAATTTAAAGGTAGTGTGATTTTTATCACTAACATTAAGTTTGAGCACGTTCGCAGTAAGAAATTAAAAGACCATTTGGACGCATTGGAAAGCCGTTGCCACTATTTGGACTTGACAATGGACACGCAACGTGACAAGTTCCTGCGTATTAAACAGATTGTACGTGATGGTATGTTGGACAGTTATGATTTTGAAGAGCATGCCGCACAAGAGATTGTGGACTACATGTGGGAAATGAAAAGCCGTTTGCGTGAGTTGTCTTTACGTACAGTTTTGAAGATTGCAGACTTGCGTAAGATGAGTGAGCACAACTGGAGACGTCTTGCAGAGACAACAATTTTAAAACGTGCAGAAGTGTGATAAACTAAACAAAGCCCAGTTAATTGACGTTAATTGGGCTTTGTGTTATACTAACGTTATTAAACAACAAAAGGAATTTAAATGAAATTTAAAACCACAGCAGTTACATTGGCAGTTTTAACATTGGCAAGTAGTGTGCAGGCACAAGTTTTTGCCAACAGAGAAGCAGAAACACAGACGAAATTTTTAACAGCCGTAGGTGCTCCGCAGGCATGGGCTCGTGGCATCACAGGTAAAGGTGTTATTATTGGTATTGTTGATAACGGTTTCGACATAACCCACAGCGACATTAAAAATAATGTCATCAGTCTTACTAATACTAGCGCAATGAAAATGGCTCCCGGTGTGCATGGTACTCAAATGGCAAGTATTGCCGCAGGATCCTTAGACGGTTGGGGAACTGTTGGCGTGGCACCCGATGCCAAACTAGTGTTGTTTCAAGCAGGAAGTTCCATTAGTTCGTCTACAGGCCTAGCAGGCACTGGTATCAATATGGATGCAGTTATTCGAGGAATGACCTTAGCAGAACAGGCAGGCGCAAGTGTTATCAATCTTAGTTTAGGTTCAAACTTTGATCCTGCATTCCGAGCAGGAACTGTCCAAGTTAGCCCTGGCATCTTTAGAGCTCCTCCAGAATCTCTTGCTATGATTAGAACAGATAGTAAAAGCTATCTATACGGTACTTCGATGAAGTCTGTTGCGGCATTTGCCAATGCAACTTCTAAAGCAGTATTAGTTGTTGCCTCTGGTAACGCAGGTACAAAATATGCACAGATGCCAGCGGCATTTGCCACACAAACTGATGCTAATGGTAACTTGCTTATGGGCGGTCGTGTGCTTATTGTTGGTAATGTAGTTGGTGATGGCAAAGGTGGCTGGACTATGAATGCCAGCAGTAACCAAGCAGGCACTCTTTGCAATAGTTTTACTGGCAATGTCTGTAATGACAAATACTATGTTAAAGACTTTTATGTAGTAGCACCAGGTACAGGTATGATGGGCGCGGTACCGGATGCGGGCAGAACTGCCGCGGCAATTAAAGCAGGTGGTACTAATGGCGTTGGTGGTGTAAGTGGTTCTAGTCCGGCAGCCGCAGTGGTCAGTGGCGGGGTTGCATTGTTAAAGCAAGCATGGCCACAACTAAGTTCAGCACAGATGGTTCAGTTAGTTAAGACAACTGCCACTGACATGGGTGCTAAAGGTGTAGACGAAGTTTATGGTTGGGGCATGGTGAACTTTGATAAAGCTACACAGCCACAAGGTTTGCTTACTATTGCCAACTTTAAAGGTTACAATACAGCTATTCCTTTGACAGCCTCGGGTGTTGCGTCTAGTGGTAGTGCAAGTATTAAGACTAGTAGTGTGCTACAAAACGTGCAAGGACTTGATAGTTACAATCGCAACTATACATTGGACATGTCCAAGGCAGTAATTGCTAATCCAGTGGCCGCATATCGTAGTTCTAGTTCTTATTTGGCAATGAGCCCAGCAGGCTACAATGAAGTGTCTGCTCCAGTAAACGAAAACTACAGCATTAAGATGATGCAAAGCCAAACTGGTATTGCCAGTGAAGTTACTTACAGTGAACAAGGTGCTAGCTATAGTGTGCAGTTTGGTAGCATGACAGAGAAGTCAGGCTTCCTTGGCAACTATGGTAGTGGTGCAATGGCATTTGGTGACAGCAGTACGAGTTATTTGCAATTAGGCTCAGAACATAAGTTTGGTAGTGTAGCAGTATTTGGTAGCTATGGACTAGGTGCTACTCGTGCAGGAAGTGTGCAAGACAGTATGATCCAACTCGGTAACCGCATTAGTAGCAGTACATGGAGAATGGGTGTTGCTAAGAACAATGTGTTCCAAAATAAAGACGCTTTGAGCCTAAGTGTTGTCAGTCCAGTAAGTGTGCGAAATGGATCAGCAACAGTTACAGGCGTAACTGGTTATGAGTTCACTGACAACGGCGATGGTGCAGATGCAAAAGCAATCGTTAGCACAGAATCAATTAGTCTGCGCCAACAAGTCAAGCCAATGGACTTGGTATTGGGCTATACTGTAGCTGGTAAGGGCTATGACCGTGTAAACGTAAATGTTGCTAGACAATTTAACGTAGGCGGTATTGCAGGCAATACAGCAAACAGCGTTGGTGTTATGGCAGTTAAGTCTTTCTAATTGACACATCATGAGTTCGGTGTTATAATTTATTTTTAAACAAAACAGGAGTTTTAAAATGGCAAAGAGTAATGTAATGGCACTTGCAGTAGTTCCTACTATGAAGACCAAAGTAAGCAAAACAAAACAAAAAGAACAGCGTATTAAGAATTTTCTTAGTAACTATGCTACTCCTTTTGATATGGAAGATGCATATATTGATTTACGTACAATGGCACAAAACTATCCTACAGGAATCATTCCTAGTAAAGATATCACAGATGCTATTAATGCAGTATTAGGTTCTCCTCCAATGCCTCGACTCAGTGTTGATCCTCGACAATTAAATTTGCCAAAATTTGACTGGGTTCCAATGGACGATGTCGGTATCAATCCTATTTTCCAACGTGACATTGCTCCTAATCATGTAGCAAAAATTGAAGCCATGTTTCAAAACGATATGATCATTGTGCCATGCGCTATTAAAGATCCTGTAACCGGCAAGTTTTTGCTATGGGATGGCAATCATACTCGTCAAGTGTGCGAGCGTATGGGCTGGACGCATTTACCAATTTGGTATACTGAAGCAGTTATTGATGATGCTCATAGTTTAGAAGAAGCAACTAAGATTCTTATCCTCAAAGCTGGTAAGAGTTTCTTAACTATCAACAAAACAGGTAAGCGTCCTTGCGGCAACTACGATGCTCATATGATTAGCGTAGAATGTGGCGATAACGAAGCAGTTACAGTTCAAAGAATCGTTGATGCCAATAACTGTCAAGTTAAAAAAGCAAGTAAGAAAGCCGGCGACATTAGTCATATTGAGCACTTGTATGGTGCGTATGATCTTGTACAAGCGAGTTCGGGCATCAATGGCATTTATCTATCACGTAGTTTGAAGTTTCATCGTGATACTTGGCCTAAAGAAGAAGTGCGTGGTATTATGATGCTAGCTATGGCACGTCTGTATCAGCAAACAGAAATGCAGACTGGTAAACTATTACCTCCTGCATTTGACACAGAGTTTGGCGATATCCTTAAAAAGAAG